CGTATCTAAGGGCGCTCAGGATACCTGGGAAAAAGTTCTAGACGGAACTCTAACAGGATTCTCAATCGGCGGAAAGATTATTGAATCAGACAACGAAGTTAACAAAGCAACTGGTAAGACTGTAAGATTTATCAAGGACTATTCTTTGATGGAACTTTCAATTGTTGACTCTCCAGCAAATGAACTATGTAACATTCTTTCTATCTCTAAGATGAACGGCGAACTAATATTTAAAGGAATAGCAACTGAAGTAAAAGCAGAAAACATTTTTTATTGTGCAGACTCAGACTCAGTATTTATTTCAACAGAATCATCATACGACTCCCCAGTTACAGGAAAGCCTGCAACACTAATTGGATGGGTAGAATCAAACGATGTTAACAAAGCAAAAGAAATAAACAAGATTCTTGATTTACATAAAAAATCAAGATTGTCCACGCCTGAAACACAAATTGCAAAACAGGCAGACATAGAAGGAGGTAATGAAGTGTCAGAGAATACAGAAAACACAACAGTCGAAGAGACTGTAGTAGCAGAAGCACCAGTTGTTGCTGAAGAAGCACCAGCAGTTGAAGAAGCACCAGTAGAAGACGCTCCTGCCGAAACTCTAGAAAAAGCAGCCGATGTATCAGAAGTTATGGTTGATGAACCTGATTTTGCTAAAATGCTTGGCGACCTTAAGGGATTTTTCTCAGAGACATTGAATAAGGCTTCAGAAGCAAATGCAGTACAGGTTTCAACAATTAAAGATACAGTTGAAACGTTCAGCAAGAGCGTAGATAGCCGAATTTCAGAGTTGGCAGAACAACACACAGCACTTTCAACAGCAGTTGAAAGCATCAAGAACACAATTGATGGTGTACAAAAGCGTGTCGATGCAGTAGAATCAGAGACTGCAATTAAGAAGTCCTCGGACCTTGGCGGGTCTCAGGAAGTAATGATCAAAAAATCAAAGTGGAACGGTTCTTTCCTTGGTTCCGTGAACGAAATTTTTAACTAAAAAAAGGTAGGTGAAAATATAAAATGAGTAATGAAAACTTAGAAAAGGCTATCGCTGCAGGTACAACTGCAACAGGTACCTTTGCAGGAGTTACAGGCGCAGCTAACACAAGTATCCACACAGGTGGTACTTCTGGCAACGCAGGTCTCCTAAACGCAGAACAATCAGCTCGCTTCCTGGACTACATGTTCGACGCTACCGTAATCGGTAAGGTCGCCCGTACAGTTCGTATGAAGTCAGACACATCTGAGATTGATCGTATGGCCGTTGGTGAGAAGCTAATGAAGCTTGCAACCGAAGGTGACAACGACGCTTCAAACAGCGCAGTAACTTTCTCAAAAATCTCTTTGACAACAAAGAAACTCCGCATGGACTGGGAGCTTTCAACAGAGTCTCTAGAAGATAATATCGAAGGTGCAGATCTTGAAGATCATATTGCACGTTTGATGGCAACACAGGCAGGTAACGACATTGAAGATGTAATTCTAAATGGAGATACAGCCCTAACAGGCGATGCACTATACAAGTCATTTAATGGCGTTGTAAAGCTAGCAAAGGCTTCAGCACACGTAGTAGAAGCTGGTGGCTCAGGCGTAAGCCGTGAGTTGTTTAACAAAGCACTCAAAGCAATGCCACGTAAGTACAAGCAACGTCGTGCAGATCTTCGCTTCCTAGCAGGATCAAATCTGATTCAAGATTTCCTATATGCTAACAGCATTGGAACAAATCAGACAATTCCACAGGATATCGCATCAAGCTTAATCCGTGGAGCAACACCAGCTCTAGGTGGACCAGCAGGATATGTGGCACCATTCGCATTCGGTATTCCGATTGTTGAAGTACCACTTCTTAATGAGACACAGACTGGAACATATTCAGCTCCATCAGGATCACACGGTGACGTCCACTTGACATTCCCAAATAACGTAGTTATTGGTATTAAGCGTGATGTAACTGTTTACCGCTTCTTCGAGCCTCGTAAGGACTCAATCGAGTACACAATGTATACTCGTGTTGGCGTTCAAATCGAGCAGGCAAATGCCTGGGTGGTTGTCCGTAACGTTAAGGTTGCTTCCTAATTACAGGATTTAACTAGCTGGAAAGGCCCCTAATTAATTTTAGGGGCTTTTCATTTTAATTTAGTAATGCTATAATTGCTTTAAGTAGAAATAGGAGATTTGCATGTCATTTGAGACATTGAAAGTAGCAGAATTAAAAAAGATTGCAGAAGATTTTGCAGTCGATGCCGACGGTCTAAAAAACAAAGCCGACATCATAGCCGCCCTTGCAGAAGAGGGAGTAACATGGTCTGTATATAACAGCACTATTAAAAAGATTGAAGAAGAGACGGAAGAAATGTCAATAGAAGTATTGCCAAAGTTTGATCCAAAAGCAGCACAGCCAGCGGATACAGTATTAGTGAGAATGACCAGAGAGAATTTTAGGTTTGATACTATGGGACTTACGTTCACAAAAGAACACCCATTTGTAGCAGTATCTGAAGATATAGCACAAGAAATTTTTGATAAGGAGGAGGGCTTTAGATTAGCGTCTCCTAGAGAAGTACAGGAGTACTACAGTTAATCTAAGCCTATAAAATGGCAGAGATATTAATTAATTCACAATCACCGATTGTCCATCAGATATTTTGGAATGGTGACATTGCAGTTGCTGACGCTTTACCTGTTGTAAAAATATATGACGTAACGCTAGATGCAAGAGTTAGTCCTGCCGTACTCCCAACAACCGTACTTGCTACAATAACTTCTACCCTAGACGAAAATAATCCTGGGACATATTATGTTAACGTCCCTTATGCTCTTACAAATAGAAACAAGACATTAAAGGCTAGTTGGGAATACTCCGTGGGAGGAGTGGCGGTAGTAAGAACAGATGAGATACAGGTAGTAACTCCATACGTAGATTTTAACTATATTCAAGATCTTGGATATAGCACAGATTCTTCCGACCCATCATATAAGTCTTATAAAGAATTAATTAGAGCAGAAAGATATGCTCGTAAGCAAATAGAAGAATACACAGGTCAGAAGTTTTATCTTTATGACGAGACCTTGATGGTATATGGTTATGAGTATGACACTCTTCCATTGCCAGCTAAAATTTATCAACTTCACACATTGTCTGTAAACGACATACTTCTTAGAGACAATATCAATAATATTGATAACTGGAATTTCCCAGTTCAAATTTCTGAGAGCGGATATTCAATTAGAATTAATAGAGCAGGAATGGTAGACAATACCGTATATACTGCTAATGGAATGGTTCCCCCAAGTATTCACGATTACTCAGGAGTGTTTCACTCTGGAGTTCCTTATAAGGTATTTGCAAGATTTGGTTGGGAAAAAGTTCCTGAGAACGTAGAATTAGCAACAGCTGAATTGATGAAGGATTATTTTTCTAAGGATACTATCTGGCGCAACAAGTACGTAAAGTCTATATCTACATTCGATTGGGATTTTGAGTACACTGGAGATGCCTACACTGGCACAGGAAATGCCCTAGCAGATAATCTTTTAGCCGACTATGTCTTAACAATTAAAGCAGAGATTATATAATGAATAGCATCGTAGACTCTGTCTTGTCTATGAATTTAGATGTTTATAGACAGTTTGAAACCCAGGACCCAGATACTGGAGCAATCGTAAAAGAGTGGAATTATTATAAAACAATTGCATGTCACGCAAAGGGTGTAATTAGCAACTCTGCAACTACTAGATCTAGCGATAAACAAATTTTTTCAAATAAGTATTTAAATGATCAGGTTATTCAGGTAAGAACTTCTGAAAAATTAACAATCAGAGAAAAGGTAACTAACGTAAGAGACGTCGAGGGTAATACAATTTGGAATGAAATTAATTATCCAAACGAGACCCCAACAGTATTTGAAGTAATGGGAACAACACCGATTACAGATCCATTTGGAAGAGTGATTGCTTATAACTCATCCCTAAAGAGATCGGAGAATCAGCAAATTGGACAATAGCGGAATGCTGATTCAAGCAGCAAGCGGACTTGAAAGAATGATGTATGCAAATCAAAAGGGCGTGTTAAAAGATAGCACAGTAGCCCAAATATCAGCATTTGTATATTATGAGGCAGCAGTCATATCTAAACTAACAACAAACAAATCATTTCAAAACGCATTTGGGAAAATGATGTTTGAACAGATAGACCAAGACTTTGGAAACTATATAGACGCACTTGCTAGAAGCAAGCCTAAATCTTTACACCATGTTTACGAATGGAAAAAATCGGGTAACAAAACCGCAAGACTATTTAAATTAAATAAGACTGCCCAGATAGGGTTATCATTTGGAGTTAACTATGAGTTCCTCAGATCG